CCCCAGCAGTCCCAGCCATTGCGCCGACCCCGCGCGAACAACTCCAGTCGGGGCCCGATGCTCCTGCGCTCGATCAGTTCGTACGACTCCACAGGCTTCGCGCTGTGTACGACCTTGCCGTTGCGAGTAGGTCGAGGAGCGCCGACCAGGGCATCTGAGCGCACGGTCAGTCGCTTGCCGTTGAACGAGGTGCAGGCGTTGTACCCTTTGCCTCGCACGCCAAACAAGAGCAACTCGTGACACCCGCGCGCGTATTGCCCAAGACCCATCCGACCGGGCTTGACCCAAGGAAAGTTCGTGACGTAGCGGAAGTCGAGCGCGTTCATGATCCAGAGCGCCCACGGTAGGTGGTTGTTCGTTGTCCACATCCAGAGGTGAGCATCCGGCGCAGGGTTCCAGAGCGGACAGTCCAGATGGACTGCCGCGATCTGGGCTCGGTTGTTGATGGTTGGATACCACCGATCCGCCCCGCGCTTGATCTTGCCTCCTCCGTTGAGCGGCCACGGAGGGTCGGACAGGATGCAAGGATACTCAGTCATCGTCGGGAGGCTGCTCGTCCAGGTCGTACACGCTGACCCAGATATCGCCGAACGGCGAGCGCAGTAGCAGCTTGGGAATGTGGACCCCGTAGTAGATGTCTCGGCTCGTTTTCGTGAAGCCGACGAACTGACGCGCTTCGCCCTTGTAGGCAACGAGTTCGCCCGGTTTCAAGATTGCCAGAATCTCGTTTAGAGCTTGTTGTGCTGCTACCTCGGTGTCGTAGCCGTAGCGCTGCTCAGGATGGCACGACCGGTAATAGCGACCGATGAAAGGCCGCTCGATGACGTCGGCGCGAGGTGCAGGACGCGTTGCAATCTGATCAGCCATGACGTTCGTCCTTCTGGAGCTTGCGCCACATGGCAGCAGGCGCATCGTCAGCAGTAGCGCGACCCCGGCGGGGAACAGCCAGCACCACAGCCATGCGGGCAATTGCAGCGCGCTTCTCCGCAGCCTTCGTGTCAGTGTCAGGGACGAGAGCCTGGATGGCTCGGACAGCTTCGGTCATGTCTCACCTCGTTGGTTGTGCTGCCAATACGCGGCACCTCAGAAGGTATTTCAACACGGCGTAGTTTTTTTAGCTTCGATATGCTTCGCAGCAAGGAGGCATCGATGCCGGACTTCCAGAGAGCCCCGAAGGGCGTTGTCGAAGAACTGAAGCGCGGACTCGCGTGGCATGAGGCAGGCAGGAGCGGAGACGGGCTCAGACCTGCGACCGTTGCATGGGCAAGGCGTCTCGCGAAGGGTGACTACATTACGCTCGACAAGGCAGTAAAGATGCGAGCATGGCTGGCGCGACATCGCACAGACAAGGAGGGCGAAGGCTTCCGTCCTGGCGAGAAGGGCTATCCGAGTCCAGGACGGGTCGCGTGGGCGCTCTGGGGCGGCGACGCAGCAGTCGGATGGTCGGACCGGGTGGTGCGACGCCTAAAAAAATGAGGAGTAGCGGAAATAGGTTCTTCGTTGTCGCGTAGTACAGCCCAAATCAAGGGAGCACAACATGGACTACGACAACATCATCCTTCGTCTGACTGAGGAGCACGGTCCTTCGCGCGAAGCGCCTGCCTCGTACTGGCTCGGTCGTTGGCGCAATCACACGGCAGCCGAGGCAGCTATCGAGGCTGCAATCGATCGCAAGTGGGGCGAGTTCGAAACGCCGCAGGGTCTGATGCTGGTTCGGAGGGTCGGCTGATGCTGTCCTCGATTCATCTTCACAACTTCGGCCCGTATGCGCGTCGGACGCTGACCTTCAACCCAGGAGGCTCGACCGTTGTGTCAGGTCGCTCGCAGTCAGGCAAGACGACGATCCTATCTGCGATCTGCTTCTGCTTGTGGGGCACTGACCGCAGCGGGCGTCCTGTTCAGCCCGACGTCATCCATCAAGGCGCGGGCAAGTGTTCTGTGACCCTGGAGTGGGCCAACGGCATCAAGCATCGACGCAGCATGACAAAGAGCCGAGGAACGAAGCGCGAGCGCATCGACGGCGACGAGACGGTGGTCTTCAAGTCGGAGCGCGACTGGCAGCAGCGACTCGGAACGCTCGGCACCCGACAAGGTGTCTTGCGGCATCTGGTCGCGCCGAAGGCGTGGGTTCATCTGTTGTCCGGTCCTGGAGGAGGTCGCCCGCTGCGAGACTTGCTGGCCAGCCTCATGCCTGAGAGCGACCGTCAGGATCTGCTCACGACGATGATGGGCGAGCACGGTCTGCAACTCCGCGAAGGTCATGCAGACTGGTCCGAGAAGGATGTGACCGCACAGCGCCGAGAAGCCCGTAAGGCCGTCAGTCATGCCGAAGGCGTCCTGGAGGCTTCGAAGGCTGCGAGAGGAGCCTCACACGACGCTCCGTCCGAGCCGTCGCCTTCTGCTGTTGCGGAAGCGCAGACGGTCCTTCATGCTGCTGCCGATTGGGTGCGCTACAGCAGCAAGCGAAAGGTGTACGAAGAGAAGCTGAAGGCCCGACAGCAGGCAGAACAAGCCAAGCAGGACCACAAGCAGCGACTCGCTGAGATTGGAGACAATCCAGGCACACAGCAACTCGATCCGAAGCAGGCAAGGCGAGACGCGAACAAGGCTCGGAAGAAGGCTGCCGACCTACAGGCAGAGGTCGTCGAGTTGCAGGTTCGCCTCGCAGCATGCGCGCCTTCAGTGTCGGTGCAACTGCCTGACGATGTCGAGTGGACTGATGCAGGAGCGCTGACCGACGGCGCATCGTGGACGCTCGTTCCGTCTGAAAGCGGAGTCACGTTCCACATCGACGACAACATCCAGATCGACTGGTCAGTCCTCGAAGCGCTGTCAGCATGGCGCGCTGAACAGAGCCCGAAGCGGGCTACCCTGGAGGAGCTACTGAACAACGCAGAAAGGCGACAAGCGTCTGCACAGGCAGTCGCAGAAAGCGCTGAAGAGGTCGCCCGAGAAGCAGACCAGCACGCGAGCGAGATTGCAGCGTATCAGCAAGCGATCAAGGCGCTCGGCGCTGCTCCGACTGTCCCGCGCAAGCCGCGCAAGCCTGCCGAACCGCAGCATGCCGAGCCCGGTCCTGCGAGGCTGGAGGAGGCTAGCAAGGTGCTGGCAGATCGAGACGCAGCAGCAGCGGTGCAGGAAGATCGGAAGCAGCAGTCGGACAGGGCTGACACAGCCTACGGAGAAGCGGTCGCAAGGCTTCAGGCTGCACAGATCGAGGCGACCTATTGGGACGCGCTAGTCGAGGTCATGCGAGACGCACCGTCTCGCGCAGTCCAGGAGGGCATCAAGAAACTCGGAGACTTGGGTCCAGTCAGGATTAGCGTCGGCGTTGATCCGGCTGTCACGCTGACGGTCGATGGTGTCCCGTGGGGCTTGACGAGTTCAGGACGCCGCGTCGTTGCTGATGCGTATCTCCGCGCAGGCTTGCGCCGCGCCGCTGGTCTGGGATGGTTCCCGATCTTCATCGACGATGCTGTGCTCGTCGGAGGTCAGGAGCAGGCACCGATCAACGAACCGAAGGTCGTGCTGGTCACAACTGACGAGCCTGCTGTCCAGACGAGCGGCGCGTAGATTTACAGCGGGGGCGAGCTAACGGAGAAGCCCCGCCCCCGCTGAAGGTGGCCAGGGAGGTGAGAACCCTGACGACCGCTCGCACCGTATCGCTTTTCTCACATGGGCTGCAATAGGTCGATGCGGCCCGCGTACAACGCATCCAAGGAGAGTGATGATGTCCTACAACGATCGATACAGCTACGCGAGCCATTCATTGGCGAAGAACAACTCTTGCCGGTGCTGGCGGCACAATTGCCCCGAGTGCGATGGTCACATGGCGCTGATCGAGAGCGTCGAGGATGAGCGAGAGCAACGTCAGCAGCGCTACGAGCAGCAGGCAATCATCGAGCCGCCGCAATGGGTTCGCGAGATGTGGGCTGCCGAAGCCGAAGGCACTGACTGATGGTCCTCGCCGATATCGAAGTCCTGCCTGCTCTGCACTGGAGCGACGAGGAGCGCGCGCACTACACGGCGACCTCTCGCGCAGACACACCCGAAGAAGCGTTCCGAGAGACTGCGCTACATCCGCTGCGGGGTCGCATCTGGCTGATCGGCATCGCGTTTGATCTGACGATGGAGCCTGTCGTGCTTCGCAATCGAGAACCGGAGACGGCAGCGGGGACGAATGCCCTGATGGCTGACCTCCGCAGTCTGCTGCTGGAGCATTGGAACAAGAGTCCGACAAGCCGCCCGCCCTGGGTAGGCTGGAACTGCAACGACTACGACTGGCCGTTCCTTCGTGCAGCAGCCATGTCGGCAGGTCAGCATCGGCTCGCAGCGCAGATACCGCACGACAAGTGGGGCAAGAGCAGCCACGACCTGATGCTCTGGGCGAAAGGGACGGGGCGTCGGAACTACAAGCTCGACGAGTTCGCTCGGTTCTTGGACATCGAAGGCAAGCTGCCCGGCATGGACGGGAGCCGCGTCTACGACCTGTATCTGGCTGGAGAGATTGACCAAGCCGAGCAATACGTGCGGCAGGATGTACGTATGCTCCAGAAGATTCATCCGTACTTTGACTGGAGGTGAGACAATGATAGGACCGAATGAAGCGTGGCAACTGTTTGAGGGTCTGAAGAAGCAGCGGAAAGCGCTGCGAGTTCAGAGCGACTGCGTTCAAGCTCTGACGCGTCGGCTCGGACAGGGTCGGTACGACACTGAGGAAGGCGCACTGACTCCGCCAGAACTCAAGCCAGGATTGCGACGGGTGCAGGCTGCACTTGACGACGCTGATGCTCAGACGAAGTGCTTGCAGGAGTCGCTCTGGCGGCACCCGTTCATTCGCTTCTTCTGGGAGCATTTCGACTGCGATCCTGATTCGTTTGACCATGCGCGCGAGTTGTTCCTCGTCGAAGGTCTGCATCAGGTTACGCCAGCGATTGAGGTCAAGTCGTGAGCGGCTGGAAGATGCTGCACTCCGACATCAAGTCGGAGGAGATCAAAGCGACTGCGAAATGGGCTCCGAACATGGCAGCAGACATCAGCCTCACCCTGCGACAGAATGGCGTCGTTGTTCCGCTAGACCTGACGCGCGCGGAGTTCGCAATCGTCCTGCGCTGCATTGCTGACGCACTGGACAGGATGGGCGAGCCGTGAAGCTGCCTCGCATCGTCACGCGGAACATCAGCCCAGGATGCGTCGTCGAGCATTGCTCGGGATGGCTTGAATCAGAAGGATTCTCGACGCCGTATCTGCGGGACTTGTGGCGAACGACGCTGGAGGATCTGGACTCGCACAGTCGGTTCATCCCGCAAGCGAAGCGCGAAATGCCGGTGCCTCGTCTGGAGTGCCTCTACGGCAGCGAAGGAACAACGTACGACTACAGCGGGCTGACCTACCACGCGAAGCCTCTGAGCATCTCGCACGCGAGACTCATGGACCGCATGCAACGTCGCGTCTACGATGGGTTCAACGCGTGCTTCGTGAATCTCTACAGGACAGGAGCCGACTCGATCAGTTGGCATGCGGACGACGAAGCAACGCTCGGCCCGGTGCCTGGAAGCTCCGTCACGATTGCGAGCATCAGCCTCGGAGAGACGAGACGCTTCAAGATGAAGCCGCGCGAAGGAGTCCAGGCCGCTCCGGTTGACTTCGACCTGGAGCATGGCGACCTCCTAATCATGCGCGGAGCCTGTCAGCGCGACTGGTTGCATTGCCTGCCGAAGACAAAGCGCAAGGTGCGATCCCGAATGGCTTTCACTTTCCGACAGTTGTTGGAGAAATAGAAGTCAGCGCGCCGCGTAGTACAGGCATGAACGGACAACTTCGCCCGACCTACGCCGCACTCGTTGCGAGCTACATCGCCAAGCCTCTGACGGGACGCGGCATTCGCAAGCTCCGAGAGGCTGACAGACTTCGCGAGGCTTCGTGTGCATGGGCGGCGCTCGCCCTCCTCGGCAGGCGTCAGCTACTGACATCGCAGCAGGCGAAGCTCGATCTGGCAGAAGCGAAGCTGACCGGTTGGGTCAATGTCGGACTAACCCTCGCCCCTGCTGGCGAATGCTCCTGGGCTTTCCAGGATCGCTGGACAGCATGCCCGAACGCGACTCCTGGTTGCATCCCGACCTGTGTCGGCAACCGAGGACAGGGTCGGTCGAAGAAGGATGGAGGAGGTCAGGATCACGGCTACGTCGCCCGATGCGGACGGACGATTGCATGGGCCTTCGACTCGACTCGGTTTGAGCAGTTGCTCGTCGCTGAGGTCAACCGGAAGGTCTACGACGTCGCGTATGTCGGCGCGAGGCTAGCGTTCCGTGCAGACGTTGCCAGCGACCATCAGACGCTCGCAGCGCTCATCGCCAGAGAGACGCAGGCGAAGCCCTACGGCTACACGAAGCGCCGAGAGTGCCTGGACTGGAACGACGGAGTGCATCGGATCCTGAGTCGTTCTGAGCGCAACGAGGCTGAGGTCATCGACGCGCTCGACTGCGGTCACTCTGCTGCCGTTGTCTTCGATGCGCCGAAGGGCGCGCTGCCGACGCTGTGGCGCGGCTACCCCGTCATCGATGGTGACGTTCACGACCTGTGGTTCCTGCGCTTGAACGGGCCGACGGTCGTTGGCTTGAGTCTCAAGGGGCGACGCCTTGAGAAGGCAATCGCGCGCGCGAAGGGCTTTGCGGTTGCTGCTTAGACACTGGACGAGGAGAAGACATGAACAACAACAGCCACGCTGACATCCGCGCTCGCATCGAGGTAGCGAAGCGAGTGTACAACCGAGCGCTCGCGCGCGAACTGGACCTCCTGGGCGAGCCGCTGTGTCCGCTGAACCTGCGTCGCAGGGTTACTGAGGACCGCCTTGCGGCATGGAATCTATTGCTCGCTGAGGTCGCTAAACTAAAGCGCCTGCAAGAGTAATTGCGCTGACAGGCGGGGGCGGACCAAACTTTTTTTGAACTTGCTGGTAATAAAGTTCGGCGCAGTTCGTATACCCTGCGAACCCAGTCAGAGACTACCAACCAACCGCCGCGAGAGACGCCGCCTGCACCAGAGTAAGTGTGCAGGGACAGGCAGCACTTCTGACCCGAAAGGACAGGAGCCGGAGAGGGTCGGGACATCACTGGCTGGGTTCAACACCGCCGCGAGAGACGTCTCTCAGACCAGATTAGGATTCTGAGGAAAGGCAGCACCCTTCGGGGCCGGCGGTGTCATCCCGATGAACTTGGAAGGGGCGGAAATTGATTCGCCCCCATATACTGCGACAATGCAGACTGAACCGCAGGCGACTGAGTGGACGCGCGAACGCGTCCTTGCCGCAATCGAAGAGCATGGATGGGGCTACAAGAAAGCGTCGTCCGAGACAGGCGTCGCGCGTTCGACGATCCGCTACTGGCTTCAGCAAGAGCGAGACTTCGACCCGGAGGCTGAACCGGCGAAGTGGGTCGGTATTGACCTGCTCACACCCTGGGACCAGAACCCTCGCCAGAACGACGGTGAGCCGGTTGACGCTGTAGCGGAGAGCATCAAGCGCTATGGATGGGGAAACCCAATCCTCGCGCGCAAGTCGGACAGCGTTGTCATTGCTGGGCATACGCGCCTGAAGGCTGCGAAGTCCCTTGGGTTGTCGAAGGTGCTGGTCCGGTTCATGGACCTAAACGAGGAGCAGTCCAAAGCCCTCGCGCTCGCAGACAACCGAACTGGCGAACTGGCAGTCTGGGACGACGACGTTCTGTTGGACGTGCTTCGTTCTTTCGACGATACGAGCGAGCTTGAAGCGCTGGCTTCGATGGGCTTCGACCTCGACGATGTCCTGAAAGACACAACGACAGTGCGAGAGCATGAGCGCATCGTCTCGGACCGGTACACAGCGAAAATCGAGGCACCGGTCTACGAGCCGAAGCAGGAGGAGCAGCCGCCACTTGATTCCGTCTACGACACCTCGAAGAGCGATGCGATGCGAGACGCAATCCTCGCAGCCGATGTAGACGACGACGTCCGGGACTTCCTGCTCGCTGCTGCCGGACGACACACCTTGTTTCGGTACGACCGCATTGCGGAGTATTACGCGCACGCACCTGCCGACATTCAACGGCTGATGGAGGACTCGGCGCTCGTCATCATCGACTTCGACAGAGCGATCGAATTGGGCTTCGTTCAGATGTCGGAAACCATCGCCGCAGCCTACGAGGCAGATCATGGCGAGGAGTGACTTTGCAGCCTTCATCTTGACGCACGGCAGGCCGAGCAACGTCCGAACCGTAGAGACACTTCGCCGCCATGGCTACAGCGGGCGGATCGTTCTCATCGTCGATAGCGAGGACAAGTGCCTTGACGAGTACCGGGCCGGACACGACGACGTAGTGGTCTTCGACAAGCCTGCCGAGGCGCAGCGAACCGATCGCGGCGACAACAAGGCGAAGCTGAACACGGTCTTGTTCGCCCGCAACGCCTGCTTTGAAATCGCGAGAAATCTTGGCATCGACTATTTCATTCAATTGGACGATGACTACACCCGTTTCGAATATCGGTGGCGCGGCCTTAATGACTATTGGGCCACGAAAATCTACTCCCTCGACGCCGTCTTCGAAGCGATGGTTGAGTTCCTGACTAAGACAGATGCTCTCGCTGTCTGCATGACTCAGGGCGGAGACTTCTTAGGAGGCCGAGACGGCACCAACGCGAACTGCAAGGGCATTCGACTGCTCCGAAAGGCAATGAACTCGTTCGTGTGCGACGCTCGACGCCCGATCAACTTCCTGGGAAGGCTCAACGACGACGTGAACACGTACGTCGTTCGGGGTGCGCAGGGACGACTGATGTTCAGCACCACTCAAGTCTCGTTGGTGCAAGCTCAGACGCAGCGGCAGGAGGGAGGATTAACCGAGGCGTATCTGGAGTCGGGCACGTACGTCAAGAGCTTCTACACGGTCATGATGCAGCCGTCTTCGGTAAAAATCTCAGCAATGGGAGATACTGCCATGAGAATCCATCACAGCGTGCGATGGGCTCACACTGTACCGATGATCCTGCATGAACGTCATCGAAAGGCTGGCTAAATGGGTCGGACGACCCTCTGCACCCCGGAGCGCATCACGCGGGCCGAGCAGGCTGCGAAGCTCGGAGCGACTCGCGCCATCATGGCGCAATACATCGGAGTCAGCGAGCCGACCTTCTATCGCTGGATGAGCACAGGCCGGGACTCCGGGACACAGCCGTACCGGGAGTTGTACGAGCGAGTCAAGGCTGCTGAAGGCGAGTGCGCGGTCCAGTCATTAGCGCTGATCAAAAAAGCGGCGATGGGCGGCAAGGGGCGACCGGGCTCGTGGCAGGCTGCGGCGTGGTTGCTGGAGCGCCGACACGGCTACCGGAAGGATGATGCGAACCTGCTGCATCAGGTACCGGACGCGCACCTTTCAGACGAGGCTCCTCTCCTGGAAGTCGATCTGACGACTGACGACGGCATCGAGCGGGCTGTTGCTGCACTTGCTGAAGCGCCTGCCGACCTCTTGCGACGAGCCCTGGACAGGAAAAAAGCTAGCTAGCCAACGGAGGCAAGGTGAAGACACTGAATGAACTTCAGCAACAGGCGCACACGACGGCGCGCGCGAAGGGGTGGTGGGACAAGGTGAAGAGCGTCGAAAGCCATTTACCGGTCGCGCTGTGTCTGATTCACAGCGAAGTGAGCGAAGCGCTGGAGAGTCATCGAAGGGGCGAGCCGCTGCTCTGGCACAACACGGCGAGGAACAACAAGCCCGAAGGAGTTGCTGCCGAGCTTGCTGATGTCGTCATTCGCTGCATGGACGTTTCGGCAGCGCTTGGGATCAACCTTCAGGCAGTCGTCGAGTCGAAGATGGCGTACAACGAGACGCGCGCCTATCGTCACGGCGACAAGCGATGCTGAAGCGGGGCTGACCTGACCTCGTTCCTCAACGCTGCGGCGATCACTGGTTCGCACCCGCTTGTCCGATACCGGTACGAAGATGCCGGTCTCGGCGGCATGGCTCCGTTTCAACGGGACTTCCACCTTGCAGGACGCAACCACAACAGTCGCGCCCTTCTCGCGCCAACCAAGAGCGGCAAGACCTATTGCGGCGCTGCCGAAGCATGGTGGTTCCTGACCGACACTCATCCTTGGCATGAGGGATACGGGCCGGACTCGCTTGGCTTCGTGCTGTGTCCTGACCACGTCACCGGCTGGCCCGAGATCAGCTACGTGATGCGACAGCTAGAGCCGCCAGGAGTTCTGTCGCCCGATTGCCGATACATCGAGGGCGAGGGCTACATCCATCGCAGGCACAAGGCGATTCAGCTTCGCAGCGGTGCGCGTCTCGATTGCAAGTCCTGCACTCAGTCACTTCAGTCGCTGGAGGGTCCGCGCGTCTATTGGGCATGGGTCAACGAGGTGCCGAAGAAGGACCATTTTAACGCGCTGCTCGGTCGTCTGTCGTATGACGGTGGCCCGGTATGGGTCACGACAACGCCTATCGGGCGACCGACTGACTGGTTGCGCGCGAAGATTGAGGGTCTGCCTGACGAGGGTCTACCGCCTGACGATCCGTCATGGTGGGTTCAGCATGTCGCCTTGTCCTACGACAACATGCCGCACCGCGCTCCAGGCACCATCGAAAAGCAGATCGCACGAACTGATCCCTGGGAGGTCAATCAGCGGATCTATGCTCAGTGGGACGGCATCAGCATCGGACGCCGCCTCCGCGCCTTCACCGAAGGTCACCTCTACGACGACTCGCAACTGCCGACCGGGTCCATCGAGTGGCGGCTTGGCTGGGACTGGGGCGAGGGCGAAGGGCGAACGTCAGGTCATCTGGTCGGCATTCACAAGGGTCGAAACATTCGCATTCATCGCGAGTTTGCCAGCACCCCGGAGGAGGGTTTCAGCCCGCGCGCCTATGCGCGTCAGACTCTCCGCATGCTGGACGAGGCAGGTCTAACGATCTGGGACATCAGCAAGGCAGCAGGCGACACCAATAGCGCAGGCATGCTCGGCGCGGGCTTCCGGTTCAATGCGTTGATGGAGGAGGCACTCGCAGCCGAATTGGGGATGACGCATTGCCCGTTGAACATCGAGCCTGCAATGAAGCGCAAGGGCGCGCCGAAGGCAAGCATCAGCGCAATCAACTCGATGATGATCGAGGGTCGCTGGCATGTTCATGAGTCCTGCCTGAAGTTTCAGCGCTCAGCGCGTCACTACACCGGAAAGGAGGAAGACCTGAAGCACCCGCTCGACAGCGCTCGGTATCCGGTGATGGACTTGCTGCTGCTGCCAAACCTGGGCGGCGAGACGGTGCGGCTGGACTGGTAGAAAAAAAAACGAAGAGGCGGCAATAAGGTTTGAGGCTCCGCGTACTACAGGCACAACACGGAGAGATCATGGGTTACGAAGACGCCGCCGCCGCTTACCGCTCCCTTCGCGATATGGCTGTAGACGCTGGTTACGATTCCAAGGACTCGTTCGATGACGCTTGTCGTCGTCAGGCGGGGGCCGACGGTAGCCCCGAGGCTTGGGTGGCTGCCGCCAACGATCGCGTCGCCGGTCATTCCGAGGAGGCTACTTTTCAAGCAATGGCAGCCCAAGGCAGTACGGAAGACGGTGAAGAACTGCTTCCCGGTCATATGATTTGGTAGATCGAAGCCTGTCTTAGCCGCCCACTCGGGCGGCTTTTTTTTGCTCTGACGGCAGTAAAAGAAGCGCTGCGACGTACTATTACCCTGGAGACGACATGAACGCCGACGCTCGCAGCATCATCAGCAATTTTGCCAACGAATCCAACGCCGTCGGTCGCGCGAACGCCGAAGCCTGCATCGACCAGGCGGATTCGCGTGATGGTGACCTTTTCGACTACGTCTGCGGATACGCGCAGAACTTGGAGGACAGCAAAGCCAGGCACGCTGACTACCTGCTGTTCGACGACGTCATCCGGGCGCAATGGCCCGATCTGGACTGGTAGAAAAAAAAAACGAAGAGGCGGCAATAAGGTTTTGGGCTTCGCGTATTACGCGCACAACAACGGAGAACAACATGATCAAGCCTGCCTCCCGCCCCCTCCCTGCCGCCTCCCCCTCGGCCCGCCGCCTGACCGGCGAGGCGCACGACCGCGCCGTGCAGCAGCAGCGCGTACGCTGGGCCAAGCTCGCCGAGACCTTCGCGCCTCGCGAGTTGTCGCGCCTCGCGCAGCAGAGGATGTTGCAGGCCGACCTAACGCCTGCCGACGCCGACAGCGATCACTGGCTGGCCGCTGCGCAGTCGGTGTACAACGACCGCGCCTCGCGCATGAACCGCGCGTACAACGGGCGCGGGGCGGCCTGACCCGCTCCGAGGGCGAGCCCCCGACGCCGACCTCGGAGCAGCTACACACCAACGGAGAGCAACATGACGTGGACCCAGAAGCAACAAGCCGTAAGTCAAGAAGTCGCCCGACACCGCGCCCTCTGGGGCGAAACTTTCGGGCTTCGCGCATTCCCAGGCGAGAAGTTTCAAGTCGTCGAGGCCGCGAGCTTCTACTCTCAAGCCGGTGTCCAGTTGTACCTCTACCGCTGGGTCGAAGAAGAGTCTTCCTGGCTTGCGTCCACGAAAGGGAGCCCGGACGAGCTTCATTGCCAGAGCGTAAAAATTAGCGGCAATAAGGGCAGCTGAGCAAAGCAGGACGTCGCCGCAGCGATCAGTCTGCTTCGGATGTAGGTCTGTCAGCAAGTTGCTATAGTGGTCGTCGGGAGCGAACATGAACGACGAAGACCTCAAACGGCGGCTGCTGCAATCTCGCAACGTAGACAGCCTCGTCACGCGCCTCATGCCGACGCTCGCGCGCATGGGTGCAGTCATCGACGAGCTTCGCGTGATGACCCTCGCTGACCGTCGAGCCCTCCGTCGGCTCGTTGTTGAGATTCACCCGCTGGGCGAGGATCGCTTCAAGGCGGTATACGGAGAGGAGATCATCAAGGCGCGGGCTGAATTAGCAGCGAACAATCGCACCGTGCCCACTGAAGGCAGCGAGGGCGGTATTCTGTCGCACTGATTGCCTGGAGGCTCTCCATGTACGCTCCGACCTCGACCGCTGAAGCCATCAAGAACCGCTGCGCGCATACTGCGACGCGGTACGACATGCTGGAGAGTCAGTGGCTCGACCATGCGGAGACGCGCGTTGCGGAGTTCTTCGCTGCGGAGGTCGGGGCTACGCTTCCGCCTGCCGAGACGGCTTACAATCTCTTTTTGAGCATCGTGCTTCAGATATGCACCCTGTACGACACGGAAGGCGTCGTTGAGGCAAGAGGTGCAGACCATGAGGAGGTCGCTGCCGTTGTCTCTCAGACATGGTGGGCACAACAGCAGCAGACCCTTGAATATACCTTCGGGCTCAACGACTGCTTCGTCCAGGTCTGCTGGACTCAGGATCGCGGCATCTTTTACGAGATCGTGCCGCCGCATTGGTGTGCTGGACCTGATGAGGACACCGACGTCGTACCGGACCCTCGCGCACCAGATCAGCCGATTGCGATTAGTCGGATGGAGCACAGCGAGAACCCGACGACAGGCGTTGCCGAGTACACGTACACGATCCGAGACTTGCGTCCGACCCTGAAGGGCGAGCCGCCGATCTTCCGCGTGGAAGTAGAAGACGACGAAGGCAACCGACTCGACCGGACCGAGGACTACTACCCACCCGACACGATGGAGAACGGCTGGCCGAAGAGTGAAACAGCAAGGGACGGAACCCCAGTGATGACGCTCATCGCGTACCACCGTCGGATGTGGTCCCGCGTGCTCACTCCTATGCGGGGGTCGGAGATGGTTAGCGCGGCGCTGACAGTTGCCGCGTTGATCACTTCCTGGGAAGGAGGGTTCCGAGATGGAGCGCACCCGCAGCGCTATGTCATGGACGTCGAGGTCAAGAACCAGACGACCGGCATTCAGCATCAGACTGGCGGGAAGACAAGCGGTCCGAACCCTCCCATCAAGTCGATCAAGATGGACCGGACAAGCATCCTGCAACTCCGGTCAAGCGGAGATCGTCCAGGCGTCGCGTCGCAGTTCAATCCTGTCATGGACCCGAAGCCAGCGCTGGAGGCTGTGGTCGCCTTCGCTGCTCAGGCTGCGATCTATACCGGCGTGCATGCAGACGACATTAGCGTCGGCGGAGGCTCGGCAGGTCAGTCGGGCTATGCAGTCGCCATCAAGCGCTCTGGACAGCAGCGCGCTCGCAAGAGGCTGAAGCCATCCATGCGAGCAGGCGACCTTCGCACGCTCTCGACGGCTGCGAAGATCTCCAACGCGAACCAGGGTACGAACCTCCCGGAAGCGATGGGCGACTGGATGATTCGCTATGCAGACCTCCCAAAGAGCCTGGAGGAGATCAAAGCGGAGCTAGAGGAGGCAGATTCGTTGCGAGAGCACGGGCTTATCAACCGAGTTGACCACTTCCTCCGGTTTCATCATGGCTTGTCACGCGAGCAGGCGATGGAGAAGCTCGTCAGCAACGCTCTGGAAGACGCGCTTGTCGAGCGAGCCATCACCGAAGGGCTGACTGCCCAGAACATCAACACCGAGCCCGCTGAGGGCGAAGAAGACGACAACGAACAAGGGAGCGACACCGAATGAGTGAAGAGACGACGCAGACTTCGCAGACGGCACCTCAGACCATGCGAATCGAGGTAGCAGGACAGCCTTCGACGCCTGCCTCCAATGGACATCAGCCATCGGGCGCGCTCTACGACCCGACCGCTGATGCTCCTGACGGATGGACTCAGACGAAAGCTCCGGATGGGTGGCATCAGTCAGCGTGGGACCAGATGCAGAAAGAGCGACAGCGCATGCGAAACGCCGAAGCCCGCGTTGCGAAACTCACCTCCGAACTGTCTGCTGCGACGGAGCAGTTGGGTCAAGTTGACGCGCTCCAGAACCAGATCGCCACAATGCAGCGGAATCACAAGCAGGATCTCGTCTTCCTTGAAGCTGGCGGAGGTTTCACGCACCCGTCCGTCCGACGCATGGCCCGCCGAGAGTTCGACGACCACATCGGAGAGTTGAAGCAGCAAGGCGTCGTCGCAGACGAACTGCCTGACTTCGGTACGTGGCTGCACAGCGATTCGACGAAGTCCAACCCGCTGATGGCTCCTCACTATCCGCAGGCACAAGTCAGCGCCGAGAACGAACTGCCAGTCCACAGCGACAACGAGCCTGCCCCGCAGACCAACCAGGGCAAGAGCACAGGCACCGTCCAGACCTTCAAGGCACCGAAGACCGAGTGGACCGACGAGAAGATTGCACTCAGCAAGGCGCGCGGTCGCTGGAAGGTCGGCAAGGTCGATCTGTGGCCGAACGGCGACTACAATCTTGTCGGCGGGTCGAAGGACTGGCAAGACTGGATGCGGTGGCGAGACGCGAACTCGTAGTTGACAGCGCTCAGGGGATGGTGTACTGCTTGACGAAGCAGAGCCATCGGTCTCCGGTCCGTTAGCCGGTGTAGGCGAAAGAGTTTCCACGACGCACCTTGCGTCATCACTCAATCGAACCGGAGCCCGTACTCATGGCTAATGAGATCACTCACGCGCTACTCCAGACGAACGGCGGTCAGTCCGCGTCTGTCCTGTCCGACATGCTGCTCGCGCAGCTTTTCGACCCTACCGACCTTCGCAGCGTCATGCAGTTTATCGACGTCGATGGTGTCACTGGTAGCGATACCGTTGATGTGACTCTCGATGCGGTCCCGCAGGCTGCTGCTGCTGCCTCCTCCGAAACCAGCGGTGGCCAGAGCAACACGGCGTACACGACCGGCTCGTTCTCGCTGACCTGGGCTCGCTATGTGCTCCAGTACCAGCCGACCGATCTGCTCGCCATCAACGGTGGTCCGGTGCAGATGCAGCAGGTCATCAACAGCTTGCAGCAGAGCATCGGCCTGACCCTGACCGACCTCGTCTGCGCGTTGTTCCCGTCGCTTGCCAACGACGTCGGCCCCGGCAGCGGTGTCGATCTGGATGTCGACAGCGTCTACGACGCTCAATTCCAGTTGAACAGCCAGTCTGTTCCCGGTCCCTACTACTTCGTCGCCCACCCGACGCAGTTCAACGACTTCCAGAGCAGCCTTCGCGCCGAGCCCGGTGCGATTCAGTTCGTCCCGGCGACTCCCGAGATGTTGCGTCTCAGCGGTCCTGGCATGAAGGGAACGTGGAACAACATCAACTTCATGCAGTCCGACAGCGTGACCACGGTCAACAGTGGCGCGGATCGGAGTGGTGCGATGTTCGGCTTCGGCTGCTTCGCGTACACCCTGCGAGCTTGGCGGCGCGTTGTCGCCAGCCTGATGATCAACCCTGCTGACATCATGGCCGACTTCGGTGTCGCCTGGGTCGAGCGGAACCGTGACGCGACCAACGGCATGACCGAGGCGATCCTCAACATGTACCCGGCGGTCGTCGAGCGCGAAGACCTGCGCGGTGTCGAGGTCATCTCGGACGCCTGATAGCGTCTCGGGGAGGTGCTCGGCGGCGGCTGGGCACCTCCTACACCATCACGCAACAAGGGAGCAGCAACCATGCAACGCCGATTCACTCAGCCGCAAGCGCAGACTCACGAACAAGCCGCCCCGGAAGGGCTGCCGGTTCAGCGCGGCGGTCCTCGTCCTGCCGAGACATACATCTTCGTGCATTACGAGCAGTCCTGGTATCACTCGATGGAAGTGGACCCGGAGACGAAGCAGCGGTACGGATGGTTGCCACGCCCGAAGCGCGCCATCGGCAAGCCGGGTGTCAACGGAGTCAAGGATCCTGGCTACGCTAAGCCGGTCCGAATCCAGCATATGCGGGGCATGCTCAACGGTCATGCCGAAGCGGGTGCGCGCGTCCTGTACCCCAACGATTCGGCGTTGGGTCCGTACATGCACTACAACAAGTTCTACACGACGACGACCGGCGGTGAGTGGTACGTCGAACCAGGGCAAGAGGCACTCGTCACGCCCAACGGCTCGATCATGTGGAACAGCGACGACGTTCAGCCAGCGTTGCTCGCCTTTCATGCCTTCCTTCGCTACACGAACCTCGTTCATCCGTTCGTCCGCGAGTACTTCATGCAGAAGATGGGGATCGAGCGAAACCGCCTGAGCCGGTTCGAGCAGGCTGCTTCTGCGAACCCTTCTCTCAACCACAAGATCGACAAGCAGCGCGCGAAGATCGAGGCGATGGAGGAGGATTGGGCGGTATACGAGCGCGAGATCACGCGTCGGATGGGGCTTCGGTCCCCGCAGGTCCAGCAGGTTTCGCACGCTGGAGCCGCTGAGTCACAGCCGCAGCCGCAAGTCCCGGCTGACAACTTCGACACCTTCGACACTGATCCGGCTGATCTGCTTGACATGGCGATGGCTTCGGCTGTCGTCGTCAAGGCGGGCGCGTGGTTGAAGTTCGAAGGCGAGAACCTGGGTCGAGGGCGCGATGCAGCCCTGGAGGCTCTGAGCGCGAGTCCTGCTTTGCAGAACCGTCTCCACGTCGCACTCGACAAGGCTCGGAGCAATAGCTGATGGGATTCCAAGACACCGCTGAGACGAAGGTCGCGCAGCAGCACGAACCAGCAAAGCCCGGCGAGGCTGACGACTGGCTCGACAACATCACGCCGCGCATCGTCAGGGCTGGTCAGCACTTCAGCATGCAGCACGAAGACGGCGGGATTCGCGTCAACATGAAGCACAAGCCCAACGGGGGCGAGGTGCTTGGCATGCGCGAGACGATGGGGCGCATGAAGCGACAACTCGTCGAGGCTGGCAACGACCCGGCGTATGCTGACAAGATCGTTCGTCGATGCGCGACGCGCATGGATCGAAGGCTGGAGCGCGGCCCGAAGCGCTAATCAAACATCCTGAAAGGCCCGTCAGTGGGCGGGAAGAGGAGACAACATGGCTACTTTCAAGGGCGGAAACCCGTTTAAGCTCGTCCGACGACTGGTTCTCGACGGGGGCTTCAACACGGAAACCCTCGGCGCGACTCGCGTTCTCCTGGACCGAGACGCTCATGTCCAGAAGCTCGATCCGGGTGGGTCTGCGCGCGAAGTTGATCTCCGCAAGGCGACGAAGGGCGATTGGTTCCTCATCGTCAACGCTGCTGACGCATCCGAGAACCTGACCATCAAGCAGCCTGACAGCAGCACGACCCTCGCTACTGTCAACCAGAACGAGGCGGCGCTCGTCTTCGTCGAAGACACCGGTCTGACTTGGACTCTCGGATTCGTCTTCACCATCGCTCTCTCGTAGGCTGATTCATGCCTACCAAGAAGCCCAAGGCGACGACGAAGGCTGCTTCGAAGGGTGCAAGCAAGGCCGATGCCGGTTCGCTCCTCCTGAAGCGTTCTAAGGCGAAAGCCGACCTCGTTCAGTTGCGCGCTGCTCTACGTCAAGCTGTCGGCGCTGAAGACTACGCTGAAGCTGCGAAGGTCGCTGCTGCCATTCAGAAGGCAGAAGCGGCGAAGGCGAAGGCTGAAACCTCTCTCGGTAAGTTGACCGGCTAGGTCATTTAGGGTGCTGGGTTGCGGCTCTCATCGCTCCCTTTGATGATGCTGCACCCCGGCACCCGTTCCTAAAACTATGTCTGACTACATCGCCCGACACAAGCTCCCGTACTTCATCCAGCGTGGCATCGACAATACGCTGTCGCTGGACGTGTACGACCTCGCTGGCACTCAGCAGACCCCGTCTGCGGTGACGATTCAAGTCCTGCGAGGCGCGACGGACGTAGTGGCAGCGGGCACCTCGGCAACCGCTGCCGCGCCGAGTACCTACACACTGACCTCGGCAACCATCGGAACCGACACCGCATTCGCTGACGATTGGCTCGTCAAGTGGACGCCGACCCTCGACGGTACAGCGATCCCGCTGGCTCCTGTTCCTGCTTACCTGTGTCGCACCATCTACCGTCCAGTCATCACTGACACCGACCTGACAGACATCCACAGCGAGCTAGCAGACATCATCGAAGCCCTGGACGACACCTCGTACCAGAAGCAGCGCGAGCATGCGAACGTGGTTGTTCAGACGAACCTGATCGCTCAGGGTCGCCGTCCGCATCTCATCTTCGATGCATGGCAGGTTCGCCTCTGCCACATCTACCTGACGCTGCACCTCATCTATAACGACTTCTACAGCACCATCGGCGATTCCAAATACGCGCGCCTGCGCGACTACTACTGGAACCCGAACGACAACTCAGGACTCTACGCGAAGACCTGGGAGACGCTGGAGTTCAGGTACGACGGCAACGAGTCGGGCACTATGGACGCCAACGAGCGCGGCAGCGTCAACTCGCACCCGATCCTCAGCATTACTGCGGGCAACGGTCCTGGTCGATACACCTTCAGCGGTGGTAGCAAGCGATGAGCCACGTCATGCTGCACAGCCATCTGGAGGCAGCCGAGCAGCGCCTGACTGACTCGGACCTCGATCTGAAGGTGCTAGACCGCATCGGCACGCTCGCCTCGTGTACGCCGAACGAGCTTTTGCACCGGGGCGTCCTGCTGGCTTCTGACTCGTCTATCAATACGCAGCAGTATCGAGACACGACGCTAGCTAGAGTCCAGGACAGCCTGCGACTCGAATTCGGATACCGAATCATCTCCAGGAAGCAGAAAGCACGCCGCAACGAGGCGATGGTTCTGGAGGAGCAGATCCGGCGACTGTTGACAACTGGACCGCTGCTGCTGAACTCTGCGATCCTTAGCTACATCGGAACGCCGAATCGGCGTCTCCATCCTCAGAGTCATGAGTGGTGGATCACCACGATGACCTTCTCCGTCGCTCGCGACGCCATCCTCGGAGGCTGACCCATGGCCGAATCACTTGTCGTCCGCACGAAACGAGACATCACTATCACCATCACGGATGGCTCGGACACCTATACCGTCGCCTACGAGCCCGGTGACCTGAACGTCGATATTCCGCTGTACAGCGTCGAGAACTTCCTTGACCGGGGCGCTTTCCCTGCTGTCGGTACGAAGCCCTCCATTCGCAAGGGCGACGACGCGCCAATGACGTTCTCGTTCTCAGCGTACGAGCGGAATTGGTACAGCGCGAGCGACCACGCGACGCTCTGGGACATCGCTGTTCGCTTTGCGACTCCTTCTTTCGTCGTAGACAACTTCGCCAGCACCATGGGTACGAGCAGCGACGTCGAGACGTATACCGTGCAGTTGAGCCAAGAAGGCAGCGACTTCGGTGAGAGCGACATCACGATGACGCTGCTCTACTCCTCATTGCGAGGCTCTCGCGCTGACGGCTACCCCAACACGATCAGCATCAGCGGAACGTCGTTCCAGTTGAAGCCGACCATCGCCTGAGCAGGAATCATCATGGCATCGACTATCGACGGCGGCATCGTCATCAGCCTGAAGGGCAAGGAGAAGGTGTCGAGCGGACCGCTGAAGGGTGTGAACGACCACACGCTGCAACTGTTCCTCGACCTCGCCAACGGCACCAGCAACGGACAGATCGACCTCGTCTACTCCAAGCAGGAGACAGGCATCGGCGCGAGCGTCACTACCGTATACGACCTTGCTGGCAGTCTGACTGACCTGAGCGGTAGCACGATCACCTTCGCTGAAGTTGTGCTCGTTGCTATTCGCAACCGGTCCAGCACCGCTGCGAACCGTTTGCATATCGGTCCGGACTCCAGCAATGGCTTCGGAGTCGAAGCCTCGAATAAGGGCTTCTGGGCTGATGCTACGGACCGCAACGTCGTCGCTGCGGACTACAACAGTCAGGACGGCGACGGCTCCTGGGTCATCCTGATGAGCCGGGGCGGGGTTCCTGTGGCCGCAGGAAGCACTGACGAACTCGCTGTCATCACTCAGGGCAGCACCAGCGCGAACACGTGGGACTTGCTGATCCTGGGTCGGTCTGCTTAGGACTACGCCAAAGCAGGAAGGGCCGCTTCGATTAGCGGCCCTTTTTCGTTGTGGTCTGGATTAGCTGACGAGACAGACCACATGAAGGTTCGACGGCTCGACGGTGAACAGCCGCGAAGAGCAACCGTCAAGAGGGCGGTCGAGCGTAAGCGAAATCGACGGGCCGTAGCAGAGACGACGCGACACGATGGTCCGAATCTGACCCTCGATAATCGCCGTGCGGCCAGTCGAGTTCCAAAGGGCGTTCATGGTGGCAGGGTGCTTCGTCATGTTGTTCTCCGTTGTTGTGCGCGTAATACGCCGCCCCCGAAACTCTATTTCCCCACGGGGCGATTTTTTCTGGAGCAGGCACAACAGCCCATTCGCACAAACTCTCTCGGTCGTCCTGCTCCTGCATCCACAGCAGGTTGACGCGGTCATGAAGTGCCACAACAAGCTCCCAACGGCGACGGCAGACATGCTGACGCGTTGTAGAGCATGCGCGACGCTGCTAGCTCGTACAGCGTCTCTCGCACGCTTGACAAGTCGGCATCGTCAATCGTGTGCGCGCTCCAGCGCGGACCTTCGCAGACAACGACGCGAATCCAGTCTGGATGCTGTACCCAACAAACGACGATATCGTTCTCACCGCGACCCCATCTTTCGACGATGCGCTCTGTAATTCTGCCACGGGCAACAGTGCGAGCCGCTTGCTCAACGATGGCGGTCCAGGAGTTCATCGCTCCTGATCTCCCGCCACCTCGACGACGTGCTTCGCATACCACTCCTGCATCGTCCTGATGTCAGCGGTCAGAAGGTGCGTCGAAATGCCTGACCGATGAGCTTCGGAGTAGCCAGTCAGATCCCAGGGTCCACCGCGCTGCTCGGGCGGGGTCAGGTTGATGTCGGCGTAGACTTCGACGCGATTGTCGATGTGGATTTCGAAGTGCCTGTTCATGTGTCTGTCCTGTTGAAAGGATCCTCGCAGGACCATGTCCCGTTCAGATAGGTCGCGTGCCTCCGGGTGCTGTCGTCCATCGCCAGCGTGACTGCTGGCTAGTGCCTGCTGACCCGCTGGATCTGCCGCACGGTCAAACAGCAACCTTGCTCCTCGGCCAGCCATCGCGCGCTAAACTCGTTGGGGTAGCCGTGCTCTTCCATCGCGCGCCGAAGCGCGTCAAGCACCTCGTCTAAGTGGGTACGGGTCATGCGACTTCCTTGTCGTCAGTAGTGATAGGCGCGAGCGCCTGGATCGGGCGCGTGCCTTCGCCTTCAGCGAAGAGGATGAGCGCCATCGTGACCAGTAGGTTGAGGATCATGTGCGCGTACTACGCGAGCGTCGATCTTCTATTTCTGCTGCTTCGTTTTTTTTTTTGAAGCTCAGACTTCCAGGTAGTCGAGGCGACGTCCGAAGCGAGGCGGGCGACTCCAGGAGTCATACTTCGCGCGCAAGTAGCGACGATAGGCAAGGTGCGCGCATTGGTGTCGATGCTCGTCTGGCATTGCCTGCGCGAACGGCAGCAGGTCGCCGGCAGGCACATGAGACGCAAGAGAACGCGCAAGGTCGATGACGGTCTGCGACTTGTGCGGCGGCTTGTTGGGGTAGCGATACAGCTTCTCAGCGCATAGCGCGTCGGCATGGTCGCAGAGCCACAGGAAGTTCGCGCGAGTCTGTCCAGCCCACAGCGTGCAAGGGTGCTTTTGGTACGCTGCACGGTAGAGCCTGGAGTCGGTCACTCCTGCTGCGCGAAGCGCTGTCGAGAGCATCTGCGCGCTCTCCAGCGCCATCTTGACGACATGTCGGTTGGCAAGAACAGTCGCGCTGCGAATCGGGCACGGGTCGGTGGCGAAGATGTTCATCGATTCTGCTCGCGTCGATGCTCGACGATGCAGAGGACAATCAAGAGCAGGGCGATGATGAAGAAGAGTGCCGAGGTCATGCGAGCCACCCATTTGTCGTCTCCGACAGCAGGCGACGCGACGTGCGACGCAGATTGCGCGCGAGGTACAGGTCGTGGCGGAGGTCAGCGCGGTCCGCATTGCTGAGAGTGTCGTCAGACATCTCGACGCAGAGGTAGTCGATCTTGTCAGTCAGGCTGTCGATCTGCTGTTGCAGGCGAGCGCGTTCTTTGGCGATGAGGGCTTGCATAGACATGAGGGCTCCTGTGTTGTTGGTGTCTACGCGGGGCCCGCAGGTCTATTGCTGAGACGACGAACTTTTTTTGCGATAGGCTCTCGCTGCCTGTTGTGCAGGCATTCACATCGGAGGGTTTGCTTTGGGCTCCCACTCTATCGACATCGCTGAACTGGACTTCGTGCCGCATCCTGTCTACGGAGAGCAAGTCCTCGCTATCGAAGCGGAGTTGCGCCGCATCTGGCCAGGGTTCAAGCGCATCGTGCGCGAGATTCCAAACCCAGATCCGAACGGTCCTGGCAAGGTCCACTTCGTCAGCCTGAAGGGTCAGCCGTTCACAGAGGCAGGACAGCCGAAGCCGCCGTTCACGCTCCAGCACGTTCGGCGAATCAAGTGGTTGCTGAAGCGATACGAGTTGCTCCAGGCAGGACGCGACCTCAACGTCAAGATCATCGAGACGAAGGCGAAGCCCGGTCGGTGCTTCGTGCATGTAGACCTCGACAAGCCACAACAGCAGAGGAGCATCCCGGCACCGATCGACGAGCATGTCGGCACGACTGCGCTAGCTCCGAAGCGGACCATCAACATCGCAGACCTTGCGCTGACGATTGGCGCACCGCTGGATCGCGTTGAGGCGGCTGTGAACGCTGCACCGGAAGACGCTCATACGGAGTCCTGGGTCCGAGACAACTGGCGCGAGGTAGACGCATGAACGCCCGCAGGAAGCTCCTGACGATTCCTGAGAACGCGCGCTACTGGTCAGTCACCCTGGAGGGCGACAAGCCGCAGCACGGCGCGCATCACTTCCGCTTCC